GACGGTTTAGAGGACAAGATTTTTGAGGCAGAAATTAAGGTCACTTTGGCTCGTGCTTCGGGTGCCACGACAGGCCCGACTTTGACCCGTTGGATGGCTAGGGCTTATGCAGCGCCTTTGCGTTCCCAAATTTTCTCGGTGCCTCTACTGATGCACCACAAACTGAATGTTCACGGTCGGGAATACTGGCAGGATGTGGATGTCGAATTAGGGTATTTGCGGGATTTGGTGGACAATCCCCGTGTCGTCACCTACCAGGAAAACACCGAAACTTTTGCTGTGGTTGTCGAGAACGTACAGATGCAAATACAGCAGTTGTCACACACCCACAAAGAGAACGACCATGAGGGTACTGCTATTGTGGTGATGCGTTCTGTAAGGTAGTGATATGATCGGAGTTCAATGGCAGCGGTAACACGTAGACAATATAAAGGTGCGGCAGCACAGACGACGATCACTAACGCTTTGGCGTCTGGTGACACGTCTGCGACTTTGGCTGCGACAACAGGTTGGCCTTCTACTGCGGGTGTACCGTTTTATGTTGTTATAAGTCCTGGTACTGCTTCTGAGGAGAAGTGTTCGGCGACTATTTCTGGTTCTGTGTTGACGTTGACTCGTGCGCAGGATGACACTACGGCGCAGTCTCATGCTTCGGGTGCGACGATCTATCCGGTGTTCTCGGCTGATGATGCTGATGAGGCGAACTTGTTTGCGTCGACGATGACCACTCGTGGTGATTTGTTGACGATGGGTTCTGGTCCTACAGTTGCCCGTATTGCTATCGGCACTAACGGTTATGTGCTAACTTCTAACGGTACTGATGCTGCTTGGGCTGCGCCTGCGGCTTCTGGCTTAACTTCAGGTGATGATTCGGCTATCGTTTTGGGTTCACAAATTTTCGGTTAACATAGGAGATAACACATGGCAACATTCACTAAAAATCATTTAAGCGGTTCGACTGACGGCAAAGGCATCAAGGTTGTTCAGACCGCTACGGCTGGTACAACGATTCATACTGGTCCTACGAACACAGCACATTTTCATGAGGTGTGGTTGTATGCGGTAAACAGTTCTGCTTCTGCTGTCAAGTTGACGATTGAGTGGGGCGAGGCTGCTGCACCTGATGGCAACATCGAGTTCACGGTTCCTGCTGAATCGGGTTTGTATTTGATAGTTCCTGGTTTGCCGTTGCAGGGTAATGCAACCGCCCTTGTTGTTAAAGCATTTGCTGCTACAGCAAATGTTATTATCATTCATGGGTTTGTAAACGAAATAGCCTAAGGTTTAGCGATGTCTAGATACGGTCAGCGTACACGACCTAGCACAGCAGTTTCTGAATGGGGTCAAGGTCCATTAGTTGTTGCTGTTGATTATCTTGTTGTTGCTGGTGGTGGCGGTGGTGGACAAGGTTTCTATGGTGGTGGTGGCGGTGCTGGCGGTTTACGCAGCACAGTTACGGCTACTGGCGGTGGTGGCACACTTGAAACCAAACTGACCTTAAATAAAAACACAAATTATGCCGTTGCGATTGGCGCTGGCGGTGCTGGTTCAACAAGCCAATCGGTTTTGGGAAGCAATGGTGTTGCTTCATCTTTCAGCACAGTTTCTACAGTCGGTGGCGGTGGTGGTCATAGTCGTACATCAACTGCAAATGGTGCAACTGGTGGCTCATCAGGCGGTATTGCAATTTCAACAAATGGTTCAGTTGGTAGCCCAACTGCAAACGAAGGTTTTTCGGGTGGAACAACTCAATACGGTTCAGGCGGTGGTGGTGCTGGCGCAGTCGGACAAAGCGATAATGGAACCGCTAGGGGAAATGCTGGTGGCGCAGGTGTAGCAACGAGTATTACGGGTTCATCTGTTTCATACGGTGGTGGCGGTGGTGGCGGTGGTGCTGCTGCTGGCGGTACAGGTGGTAGCGGTGGTGGCGGACAGGGTGGAAACAATGTTCCATCACAAGACCCAACGGCAGGCACAGCCAATACTGGTGGTGGCGGTGGTGGCGGTGGTGGTAGTAATAATGACGCAAACGGCAATGGCAAAGCAGGCGGTTCTGGTGTTGTTATTTTGCGCTATCCAGACAATGTTACAATCACAATCGGTGCGGGTTTAACAGGCACAGAATCTAGTGCATCAGGTGGATACAAGCGAGCAACAATTACGGCTGGTTCAGGAAATGTGAGTTGGACATAATGGCACATTACGCATTTCTTAATTCAAACAATGTTGTTGTTAAAGTTATTGTGGGCGTAGATGAAACAGTCACGCAACTTGATAACGGTGTTGAGGTCGGCGGTTCATCTGAAGCGTGGGAACATTTCTATGAGAATCAATCGTGGCACTCAGGGCTGACTTGCAAACGCACTAGTTACAATGGCAACATTCGCAAACAATACGCAGGCGTAGGTTTTAGTTATGATGCTGATGCTGATGTGTTTGTTGCGCCAAAACCATTTTCTTCGTGGACTCTTGACGAGAACCACGATTGGCAACCACCAACACCAAAACCAACAGATGGCAAACGGTATGCGTGGTTTGAACCGAACCAACAATGGATAGAAATAGTTGAATCTTAAAGTGTGGGTCGCAATCTAACACGCTGGCTTATACCGCTACCAGCAATCCTGTTCGCAGTATTCCCACAACAAGCGAACGCTGAACCAACACCAGGGTTAGCAACCACCTACTACACAATCGACGAAATACCACCAGCCCAATCCACATCCGAATACCCTGTCTGCGGTTCGGAGACAGAGAACAACATCAACCGTTCCTATGATGGTGAACCGTACGAGGACTGCACAGGCGACCTGTTCATGGTCCACATGACAGGCTACATAGACATCCCTGAACACAACACAATCGAGTTCATGATTGCGTCAGATGACGGCGGGGAGATAACTATCGGCGGCAACAAGTTCGGTGTGTGGCAGGATCAGGGTTGTACTTGGACTATGTCAGGTCCGCTAGAACTGAACGCCGAAAGTGTGCCACTTGAATTGTTTATGTACGACAACGGCGGCAACGCCTGTCTGATGCTCGCATGGAAAATAGATGACGGCGACTGGACAATCGTGCCTGACGAGGCGTTTACAACTAGCGCAGTTTCGCAGACAACTTCAACAACAACTTCAACAACCACATCCTCAACGACCACAACAACTTCGACATCTACGACAACCCTTCCCACATCAACGACCACAACCAGCGAACCAGTTCAGACAAGCACAACCACATCAGTTGAAAGTACAACGACAACCACGACCACAACAACTCAACCAGCCCCGACAACAACGCAAGCACCTTACACTCCCCCGCAAACCACCACTACTAATCCCACCATCGAGACTCAACCGATAACCACCATAACCTTACCCGAAACCATAGTTGTCTTACCCGAAACCACAGCACCAGAAACATTTATAACCGAACCAGACGAAGTGATTTTGCCTGACATAACCGAACCGGAAACATTTATAACCTATCCTGACGGTCCTCTTGAAGAACCTGTTGTGCCTGTTGAGACAACCATTCTTGAGACATTTTTTCCCGACTACGAAGTCGGGCCTGTTCTTGATGAAACAGAACAGCCAGAAGACACAATAGAGCTGCCGGAATATATAACAGAAACAACACTATTAGAAGAAACGGATTCATCACCTATTACTCTACCCGAACTTGTAGCAGACGAACAAGTAACAGAAGTATTGGAAGAAGTCATCGAAGATGAACCCGTCACTGACGAACAAGTAGAACAAATCTTAGAAACCCTTACCGAAGCCGCACCTGAACAGATTGTGGAGGCTATTACCCAAGTCTTAGCCGCGGATATCACCTCGGACCAAGCAACGGAAATAGCATCAAGCCCTGAAGTTTTGGCTGCTATTACCGAAACCCAAGCTGAAGAACTCTTTGAACAAATCGTTGTGGACGAATTATCTGAGGAACAGTTGGAGGCGTTTACTGAAGCCATTCAGGAAGCGCCAACAGAAATCAAGCAAGTTTTTGAGAAAACTATTGATATTTTTAGTTCTAAATTTGATGAATATGTGCCAACCGGCTCTAACGTGCCGGTTCGCACCCGTAGAACCCTTGTAGTTATTGGGTCCTTGTTAACGATGTTACCAAGTGTACATATTAAGACAGGTAAATTATGAAGAAACTACTTAACTATCTAGCTGAGAACACTTGGACTTGGGCGGGCACGGGCATGGTATTAATTACCTTGTCTGGACCCACTTTTCGTCAGGCTGTGTTTTTGACAGGTACTGCCGTGGTTCTTCATTCCGTAATAACCCTAAGTCAGAAAGATGAAAAATGAACTCAGCAATTGCAAAAGCCTTAGACCTTGGACAACGACTTGTATCGTTGTTTATTGCCAGCGCATTACCAATCATCACAGGTGGAGCAATCCTCGGTGTTGATGTGATTAAGTCGGCTGGTGTTGCAGGACTTACAGCCTTGTTTGGTGTTGTACAGAAACTTGCCGCAGCGTCAGTTGATGGCGAGCTTACATCAGCAGAAATTAGCGCAGCGTTTGGAACTAAGACCAAGAAGAAGTAATGGAATTATCCGACCTTCTCAACGAGAAGGAATGGAGAAAATGTAAAGGTCCTGAGGACGCAACCTTAGAACAACAGGTTGAAGCATTTGAATATTTCTGTTCCAACTATTGGATGATACGCCACCCTGAACGGGGTCGTATCAAGTTTGAGTTGCGTGATGCGCAACGAGAAACAATTGCCACATGGTTATCCACCCGATACTCGATAGTGCTTAAAGCACGACAGATTGGGTTCTCTACCCTTGCGTCTGCATATTCATTTTGGTTGGCTTTCTTTTGGCCCGACAGATTTATTGTTATGCTTTCGCGCACAGAGCGCGAAGCAGCCAAGTTGTTACAGAAATCAAAGTACGGTTACAAGATGTTGCCGGCATGGATGCGCAAACATGGTCCAGAGTTGCTTTCCGATAATCAACTTAAGATTGTGTTCGCTAACGAGTCTGCGGTTGAGTCGCTGCCGTCAGGCAACGACCCAGCCCGAGGTGAATCGGTATTCTTGGTAATCATTGACGAGATGGCGTTTTTGCCAAACCCAAGCGAAGCTTGGGCATCCATTGAGCCAATTGCCGATGTCGGCGGTCGTGTCATTTGTCTATCTACCGCCAACGGTGAGGGCAACATATTTCACGAGTTGTGGGTTGGTTCCCAAACAAAAACAAATAGATTTACGGGAATCTTTTTCCCTTGGTCTGCTGGCGACCGTGACGAAGAATGGTACGAAGCCAAGAAGCGTGACTTGCCTGATTGGCAAATGGCACAAGAATATCCATCTGACCCAGACGAAGCCTTTATCCGTTCTGGTCGTCCTGTGTTTGATTTGGAAGCCTTGCGCGCGTATGAGCCCGAAGAACCAAGTCGTGGTTACTTACACAAAGGAATGGGCAAGGGTGTTTATGAGTTCAGGGAAGATGGTGGTGAACTTGCTGTGTGGGAGTTCCCTGAGCGTGGTCAGGTTTATGTTATTGGTGCTGACGTTGCCGAAGGTCTAGGTCATGGCGACTTTAGTTCTGCACATGTAATCAATGTCGAAACAGGTTTGGTTGTAGCACATTGGCATGGTCATGTGGACGCAGACATATTTGGTGAAGAAGTTTTGTTTGCTTTGGGTTGGTGGTACAACCATTGTCTGATTGGTGTTGAGTCAAACAACCACGGGTTGACAACCCTGAAAGGGTTGCAACGCGTGGGATACAAGAACCTGTTTCGTCAAAGACGGTTAGGTCAGCGCAACCCTACGGTTAGCGAGACTTTGGGTTGGCGTACAACATCGGTTTCTAAACCTTTAGCCATTGACGAACTAAACGGGAACATGCGAGATGGTGCTTTGTATATTGCATGCAAAGCAACAGTTGCCGAACTACGCACTTTTATCCGTCAACAAAATGGCAAGATGCACGGTTCGCCCCATGACGACAGAGTTATGTCTTTGGCTATCTGTAACCAGATGCTTAAATATGTTTGGCTACCTGAATATCGAATTACCGTTGCCCCCAAAAAGAATACGTTTGATTGGTGGAGCCAGCACATTCTGAAAGCACCAAAAGAGGGAAGACAACCAATCGGGGCAGAAAATGTCAGAAAAGTAACGATTTAGGATTGTATTGATGCTTTCCATAACCTGCGACAACTGTTCTACAGAGTTTTATGCACCAGAATTGCCAAGGCGGGGTGCTATTTGCTTTAAATGCCACATAGGCACGGTAAATCTAGGGTTTACCTACGGCAAAGAAGACTTTCATGGACCAACCATCAAGGAACGTCAACAGAAACAGGTTGCAGATGCCAAGATAAATGGCATCAACGCCGAGCCCGTTGGCAGTCGTTGGATTTAATGCCATGCCTGAAATCTGGGTCCCGATTGTCGTTGCCGTTATTACGGGCCCGGTAGTAGTAGTCCTGAGCAAGCTACGCAAAGAAAACTCAGAACAACATGCAGAAGGTAGGGAGTTGCTGGAAGCAATAGGCATAAAGGTGGATAAGGTCGGCAGTAAGTTAGATGAACATATTGGTTGGCACAAGGGTAAAGAGGATAAATAATGGCACGAATGACTAACACGGAAATCTTAAAGAAGTATCGAGAGAAGCTGGAACAGTCACGCCGTTGGCGACAAGAAGAACGCTACGACGACCTTTGGAGTCGTCTAATTGATTTGTACCGTGGCAAACATCATCGTACCGACATCAAAGAAGACCAGTTGTTGGTAAACATTGCGTTTGCAACTATCAACGTTATTTCGCCTGCCGTATCTATTAATCACCCAAAAATTACGGTAAACGCCAAACGGCCAGAAGATGCCGATAAGGCAATTGTTACGGAAGCAATTATCAACTACTGGTGGCAACATTATGGTTGTCAAGAGCAGTTTCGCCGTGCGGTTAAAGACTTTCTTATTTGCGGACACGGGTGGGTAAAGACTGGTTATCGTTACGTTGAAGAAGAAAAAGCAAAAGACGAAACACCGAACTTTGATTCATACGATGAATTAACAACGCCTGGTCCGGAAGCCGCCGTTGAATCAGAATTAATCATTAAAGAAGATAGAGCTTTTGTTGAGCGTGTTTCTTTGTTTGACATGTATGTTGACCCAGACGCAACATCAATGGACGATATCCGTTGGATTGCACAACGCACTCGTCGTCCGCTAGAAGACGTAAAGAAAGACAAAAGATACAATGCTTCTGCGCGCGCGGACGCGGCGCCTTCGCATTATTCAAAGTGGGGACAAGACCAGTTCCGTCCACGAATGTCAACAGACAAAGATAACTCATATGTTGAGATTTGGGAATGGTATGACATTGATAAAAATACAATGTCCGTGTTTTGTGATGGCTCAGACAAGTTTCTTGTTTCGCCAACAAAAATGCCTTTCTTGTTCGGACATCCGTACACAATGTTACGCAACTACGATATACCAGATTATTTTTACCCAATGGGTGAACTAGAAGCAATTGAGCCACTACAACACGAATTGAATCTGACCCGTACACAGATGATGAACCACCGTAAACGGTTCTCTCGTAAGTGGTTATACAAAGAAACAGCATTTGATACAGATGGTCGCAATGCCCTTGAGTCGGATGAAGACAACGTAATGGTGCCAGTTGTTTCTGACGAAAGCATTAACAACGTAATTACGCCAATGCCGGCAGTAATTAACCCACCAGAGTTCTACAACCAATCACAATTGATTTCCGAGGATATTCGTTCAGTCTCTGGACTTAACGAATATCAGGGTGGTGGAATGCCAGAAATTCGTCGAACGGCAACAGAGGCGGCAATTATTCAGGACGCTGCCAATGCTCGCGTTTCGGACAAGTTGGCAATCGTCGAAAAGAGCATTGGGGAATGCGGTCGTCGTTTGATTATGCTTGCACAACAGTTTATGACTGGCGAACAGGCTGTTCGTATTGTGGGCTCGGAAGCCTCTCCAATTTGGCTGAAGTTTGACCGAGATTACATTCAAGGTGAATTTGACTTCATTGTTGAGGGTGGTTCAACTCAGCCAGTCAATGAGTCATTCCGTCGCCAGATGGCAATGCAGGTTGTGGATGCTATGGCACCGTTTGCTGGTGCTGGCATTTTGGATATGCCGAAACTTGCAACTTACGTTTTGCAATACGGTTTCGGTATTCGGGGTGCGGCGTCTTTTGTGAACGCCCAACCGATGATGCCTGTACCACCACCCGGCGCAGAACAGGGTGGTCAACCAATGCCACCAGAACAACCAATGCCACAAGGAATACCAATGCAGCAAGGTCCACCTGTTGATATGGGGCCAATGCCACCAACGGGTGGCATGGCTATGCCGTCAAATATTCCGCCACAAATTCTTGCACAATTGCTTGCGCAGGGCGCACCGCTACCAAATACTCAAGGAGCTATGTAACGGTTTTGCGTTAGGTATAGAGCAAACCGTTGGAGGACTCTATGAGTAATGATAACACCGTTGATAGTGCAATTGAAGCCCCAGTAGCAGAAACTGTTGGACAAGCAGAAGTTAGCACGGAAATAGGTGAAGCCCCCGAAGTAAGCACCGATTATTTTGCTTGGGACGAATACGCTGACAAACCTGTCAAACTAAACGTCGCTGGTGAGGAAATTGATGTTCCACTAAAGGAGGCGCTTGCTGGATACCAGCGTCAAGCGGACTATACCCGCAAGACACAGGAATTGAGTGAGCAACGGAAACAGGTGCAGTTTGGTGCTGCTTTGCAAGAAGCCTTGCAAAACGACCCAAAAAACACTTTGGAATTGTTGAAACAACATTATGGTTTAGAAGAACAGCAATCGTCGGAAGACGAACTGTTATTGGACCCAGTTGAGAAACAGTACCGACAACTAGAATCTCGAATGAAAGCATTTGAACAAGAAAAAGCAATGCGGGATTTGGAGAAGACAGTTGAGTCTCTGTCACGGAAATATGGCGACGCATTTGACGCAGATGAAGTAATTGCTAAAGCTTTGGCTACAGGCAATTCAAATCTGGAAGCCGTCTATAAACAGACAGCGTTTGACCGTATCTTTGAACAAAGTTTGACCGCATCTCAGTTAAAAGCTAAGAAGGCGGAAGAAGAACAAGCTATTGTTCAAGCGAAACGGGAAGCGACTGTTGTGTCCAAGGGCGCTTCAGCTAAAAGCGCCGACGTGTCTTCCAAGCCCGTAACCACACTTCGCGATGCTTTTGAATTGGCGAAACGCCAAATTAACGGCTAACACTAACAACAGGAGATATTACTATGGTCGCTGCCAACAGCAACTTTGATAATCTATTAACAACAACGCTTGCGAACTATCGCTCGACGTTGACCGACAACGTATTCACCGCACGTCCTTTGACTTACAAGTTGATGGAGGGTGGCCGCATTCGCATGCTTAACGGTGGTACAAAAATCGTTGAGCCTCTAATCTACGGACAGAACAGCACAGTTGGTTCGTACAGCGGATACGAGACACTCTCGCTCACACCGCAAGAAGGCATCTCAGCAGCTGAGTTTGAGTGGAAGCAATATGCAGCTTCCATCGCAATCAGCGGCATCGAAGAAGCCAAGAACAACGGTGAGCAAGAAATCATCAACCTTCTTGAAGCCAAAATCATGCAGGCTGAGGAGTCAATGCGCGAGTCATTTAACCAAATGTTCTTCGCAGACGGCACCGGCAACAGCGGAAAAGACTGGAACGGCTTGGGCAACCTTGTTGAATCAGGCAACACCGTTGGTGGCATTAACTCGAGCACCTACTCGTGGTGGCAATCAAAGGAAGACAATGACGCAGTTGCTTTGTCACTTGCTGACATGTCATCGCTTTACAACAACGTTTCAGTAGGTAACGACCACCCAGACTTGCTTCTCACAACTCAAACTTTGTTTGAGAAGTACGAAGCCTTGTTGCAACCACAGTTGCGTTACACAGACACCAAGACAGCAGATGCTGGTTTCCAGAACCTTCTGTTCAAGGCTGCTCCTGTAATGTACGATGTGCATTGCACAGCTGGTGTGTTCTACATGCTCAACACTAAGTACCTCACACTTGTAGGTCACTCAGGCAAGTGGTTCTCACAGACAGCATTCGTGTCTCCAGAAGACGTAGATGCTCGTTACGCACTTATCATGTGCTACGGTAACTTGACAGTCCGTAACCGTGCTAAGCAGGGTAAACTGACAGCCAAGACAGCCTAATAACTTTAACAATTAAGGAGAAACTACAATGCCATTAATCGCAAATGACACAGACGGTGCAGTAACACGCAAGCGTCTTGAAACTTGGGCAGCCAAGGAAGAAAAAGTAACTGTTGTTGCAGCAACTGACGCAGCAACCACACAATCAGCAGCAACACTTGCTGGAGCAGCAGAGGTCGTCTACACAATGACCCCAACTACAGGTCGTGCCCTCACGACACCAACAGGTGCTGAATTGGGTGCAGCTTTTACAGACGAAGCAGTTGGAAGTTCTTTCCGATTCTCGGTTGTGAACCTTGCAGCATCAACACACGCAATTACCCTCACGGCTGGCGCTTCTGGCGTAACGCTTGTAGGTAGTGCAACAATCGCAGCTGCTAGTTCAGCTACGTTTGTTGGTGTTTTCACCGCAGCAAATACGGTTAGCATCTACCGCAAATAGATATAATGTTTGGGTGGGGGATAAAAGCCCCCACCCAACAACTATTAAAAGGAGAAAGCAATGCCATCAGCAAAACGTAAACCAGTTCGTAAGGCGATGCGAAGCGCAGATGCTTACGGTAGCCCAGCCAGAAAACAAGGCGTAGCAAAAGGAACATACAAATCAGGTGGTTTGTACAGTTCGGGTCGTGCTATGGCAATAGCTCCAGGCACCAAGAAGCGTGCAAAGTTTCGTGATTCAGATACGAAGTTGGGTAAAACAACTTCGGCAAAAGAGCGCAACATGCCTGCTAAGCGTCAGAATGTAACATCGTACAAGCCTCGCAAGGGTGCGGATGCTTACGGTTCGCCACGCAAAAAAAATAGTCCACGATAATTAATCATGCGTGGAATGGAAGAAGCTTTTGGGATGGGCGCTGGTGCGTCTGTCCGTAAAGGCAAAACAGTAAAGCAAGTTCGCCGTGCAAGAAAACAAATTAATGCGGTAAAAAAGGCAAAAACCAAAGTAAGCACGAAACCAGAAATGCGAACAAACAATACTTCTGCCCGAAAAGCGTACATAGGTCAAAAGGTTGCAGCACCTAAAACCAACCTTTCGTCTGGTGGCAGATTTATGCAAAGCGCCGATACCCGAGAATCAGTTCGGGACGCTTATCGCAAAATCAAGAATCGTCGCAGAAGTGGTTTGACCCAAAAAAGTTAATTAATTCGTAATTTGGGGTGTGCCCCCCACCTTCCAGGGCATACCCCAAGTAACGAAAAGGACAAGTAGTGATGAAGAACGCACAATTGTCCGGTGAATATTACGGCGTACCAATACAAGGTATCCGTCCTTCCGCAGAAGTTCCAGGCTCACGCCAAGCACCACCAAGCGGTCCATATCTTGGACGCGGTAATTTTTGTGCTGCAAACGATGATACATGTACGGGTCGAAAAGCCAAAGGCACCGATTACTGCATGGGGCATCTACGAAGCAGAGGTGAATCATAATGACAATGAGCCTTGCCGATGTTCGCACTATGGTGCGAAACATCTCCGACCTTGATTCGGTAGATTTGCCAAACACCATTATTGACAATGCTGTGAAAGAAGCATTTCAGCGCATTATCGCTCTTGAGCGCCGATGGCCAAAATACCAAGAAACGTACACATTCAACACAGTTGCAAGTCAGCGACCATACACAATATCTACAATTGGCGATATTCGAGAAGTCATATCTCTCGTAGACACATCTAGCGCAGGTAGTCGTTTAACGATGATTCCCTACGACAACGCAGAAGACATTTGGTTGGGTAATACTGACGTTCCTTCCCGCCCATACTTTTACGCAATATGGGATGCACAGCTACACCTATATCCAAAGCCTGATGCCATTTATGCGATAACACTTCGCGCTTATCGGAACCCTGTTTACACTTGGTTGACGAACACATCTGAGGCAATTGACCTTGATGAGTGGTTCCATGTTTTGCTTGCATATTTTGTGTTGGCTCGTGTTTATCAGCGCCAAGAAGACCCAGAGCTTTCAGCAATGTATCTCAGGTCGTTTGAAGAAGGCGTAGCTATGGCTCGCCGTGACTTGATGAAGACCCCTAGCGCAAGACCTTTGTTGATGTCGGCTGGTAGGCAGTATCCAACTATGCGTCGTTGGCTGCAAACCCTTGGCGCAACGCTAGGTACATAATGGCTCAGATTCTTCTTGAGCGCTATGACGACTTTACTGGCGGCCTGAATCTTCGAGCCGACCAGTTCTTGCTTGCCAAAAACGAGTCGCCAGACATGCTCAATGTTGAAATTGACCCTCGTGGTGGCGTGTTTAGTCGTGGTGCAATGCAGCGTTTAAATACAACTGCTGTTGCAGGTACTTGGGCACCTGACAAACTTCATGCCTTCTATGGTGCTACGTCAACAATTATGTTGGCGAATAGCACAAAGGTTTATCGTTCTACTGGTGGAAACTTTTCTACTCTTGCCTACTCATCGGGTAACGACATTGCTACAACGAACGCGCATGGCGCGTCGTTTGCCAATTGGGGTTCAACGCTATATATCAGCACAGGAGCAACAGCAACGGCTGGATACAAATGGAATACAACAGACACATACGCAACAGCCTTAACCGCATCTGGTCCTACATGGCAAGCTTATGTAAGTCCCGTGGGTGGATACATGCCAAAAGCGGAACACAACATTGTGCATGCCAACAAAATGTTCGTAGCCAATACAAGGGAAAATGGCGTAAATTATCCTGACCGAGTGCGTTGGTCGCACGAAGGTTTGCCCGAGGATTGGATGGAAGACGACTACATTGACGTCAAGGGCGGCGGTAGTGGAATAAATGGCTTGGCTGTCGTGCAGGGTCAACTAGTTATTTTCAAAACTAATGCAATCTATTTGTTGGTTGGTACGGAATCAGACAACTTTAATGTTGTGGAATTGACAAATACTCTTGGTTGTTCTAGCCGCAACAGTATTGCCGCAGCGGAACAAGGTGTGTTTTTTTACTCAACCCCAGAGGGTTTATTTTATTACAACGGTTCTGTGGTTGAAGATGTTTTTGATGCCTTGCGCCCAATTGTGGACGACAAAGAACTTAGTGCATTGAGCACGGAACCTTATAGCGTTTCCTATGTTGGTCGTCGTGTTTGGTTGGCTTTGCCGTACGATGATACATCGTCGGCAACAGCCCCAACTGTTAATTTTGTTTTTGACCCATCACTTGGTCGTGGTGGTGCATACATGCAGTTTGCTACAGCAGACAGCAAGGGTGTTATTGGTGGCATTAACTGGACCGATTCAAACAATGACAATTTACGATTGATGATTCACCCAACACAACCGTATGTGTTGAAAGTTGATTTGTACGACGAGGAACAAGACAACATCGCGGGAACGCCTGCTGGTTTTGCTTCATACTACAGAACCGGTTGGATTGATGGCAGAACCTATGCTCAGAAGAAAATGTTCCGCCGTCCAGATATTGCTTTTAAGCAAGTTGACACACAAAGAATTGTAAACGTGAAAGTGTTTCACGATTACGAAGAATCATCTGGTTCTGAACGCAAACAATTTAATGCAACCCTTGGTGCAGCGGGTGAAGGAATGATTTGGGGTACCGACCTTTGGGGGACTGGTTTGTGGGGTAAGCAATCAGAAGGTGTTCAAATTATTAATGGTTCAAATCTTGGTTTTTGCCGTTCGGTAAGTTTATTGTTTACTGGACCACTATCGCTTGACTGGGGTTTTGACTCTATTGCAATTAAGTACAACAACCGAAAGATGACAGGATAATGCCACTTACAGTACCTTATTCATTTACCAACGGAACAGTTGCTGAAGCTGGTGAAGTTAATAGCAACTTCACCGCTATTAAAACATTTGTTGATGGTTTGGCAACTGGTGCAAACATTGACAACAATGCACTCGACTCCGATAACCTAACTGCAACTGGCGTAACTGCTGGTTCGTACACAACTGCGGATATCACCGTTGATGCTAAGGGTCGTATTACGGCCGCTTCTAGCGGCAGTAGCGTAACCGGCGATAGCGACCAGGTTGTGTTGGGTTCGCAGGTATTTGGATAATGAGAACATGGAACACTCCAATTGTCAACGCATTGAAGACGGACGACGCTATTGCGTTGCAACAAATCTTTTCTTCGTTGTCGCAGGAGATTGGTCGCATTAATGAAAAAATTGAACAGATACAAATTGAAATGGCTCAATCAAATCGCAGGGATTATCAAAGGATTAAGTAATGGCATATAATCCAGCTGAATACGAAGCTCGCAGGCGCGGGTACACGCAACAATATGGCGCAACTGGGGCCATGAATGCTTATGCTAATTTTCTTGCTCGCCAACGAGGAACTCGTGGGCGTCAAGATATGTTGCGTCAATACGAAGAAGCACAACCAAGAGTTGTAGCGGGATATTCTCGACGTGGACTCGTTGGCCCAAATGTTAAGTCAGGTATTTTTTCTCGTGGGCTACAGACCTTAGCCAAACAACGCGCTCGTAATCTTGGGGATTACGACCAGGAACAATTGGGAGAACAGCGGATGTATGACCTTGGCGAAGCGCAGCGTCTTGAGGCGTTCAAGAATCAACTTGCTGACATGGAGTCGGAAAAAGCACAAACCATTGCTAATGCTGCACGTCAGCTTTACGCAAACAGAATGGGGATGATTTAATGTCTAATATGAAAAATACAGTTGAGGAATCTGGCGTTATCCGTTGGGACCCAGCAGGCAAAGGTTTTAATCCATACACGGGTATGGAAAATGATTTTAGAACTGTTACCAGTCCAATTCCCAGCACCTACGAGAATGAGTTACGCGCGACAATAGCGCAAGGAAATCCTGAGGCATATGATTTGGCATATAAACCATCCAACGCAAATAATAATTGGTTTAAATTAGCACAAGCATTGGGTGCTTATGGTTCTGGTAGTGGTGGCGGGGACAGCGGAGCAACAAGACTTGGTTATGCCGAACTTGAATATAAGCGTCGAAAAGATGCGCAAGAGCGCCAAGACGCTCTTGCTGCATTGGGTTACGACCGTGCACAAAGCGCTCGCATTCTGGGTGGAATGGAAAACTATTACACGAGCGGTCAGTACGGCAAAGGCTTTGATGAACTGCTTAACATGATTAATCAACAGGGTGCACTCTCCGAAGGTAATGTTCGGGATGCCTATGGTCGTGCGCAAACAAACATCGGCCAGGGATACGATGTGGCATCTGGCTTGGGTACGGCTGGTTTTAATGCCCTCAACCAATATCTTGCACAAAATCAAAACAACCCCT